GGTTCCATCAGATGCATAGGTGTTGTAACCAGAGTCACGAGCGGGGCCATTAGCCATAATTGTTTACCTCAATATGTTTTCTACCCAATAATCCTCCCTTCCATGAAGGCTTTATCGAATATCATTTCTTTTTGTTTAGCTTCTTTATCTTTGCCTCTATATAAACCCTTAGATACATCATCCATGAACTTAGTGTACTCCGAGATACTATAAGTTTCTTTCTTGTTATCATTATCCATATTCACGGAGCCCCCTTTAGTTCCTACTGGTGTTATATGTTTCTTAAGGATTTCTTCTTTATTAGGTGACTTTTGAGACTTGTATTCCAGATAGAAGGGAGCTACAAGTTTTGCCTTACGTGATTGCACAGCAGACGCAAACAATTCTTTCTTAGTTACACCTTCTAGTTCATCTACTTCTTCGAGATACTTTAAGAACTGAGGATCAGTATCAATATCTTCCCAATCAGACACAAGAGAGTTCAGGTTGTGTTTAAGTCTGTCGAAGGATTCTGTTTCCAGAGCTTCTTGACTCTTTTTGTACTCCCTCACCTTATCTTGCTTAAGTTGCTTTAACTCTTCTTTGATACCTTTCAGTTCATCACTATCTTCAGAAGGAACAACTTTCTTTACTGCTTTCTTAAAGACATTAATAGCTTCAGGTCCAAGTAGATCCTCATCCTCTTGTGAGAAGAGATCATTAAAAGAATCTTCTTTCTTTTGCTTGGAGATCTGTTTCTTTAGTTCTACCAGCTCAGAGAGAACTACTTCATTCCTCTCAGATAAGGTAGCAATGTTAGCCTTAAGATCAGCATTATCTTTCCTGAGTTGAAAGATTGTATTATCAGCAGTAGCTTTGAAGTTAGTAAATCTTTTCTTCCAGTCCTCTTGAGGAGGGAGTTGAATATCATCTTGCTTAACTTCTACTACTTGCACTTCTTGTTCTTGACCTTGTTCCTCGTTTGTCTGCGTCTCTTCAGCAGACTTGAACATCAACTTCTCAGCTTCTTTTTCTTCTCGTTCAAGTTTCTCAAAAATCATTAAGTCCTCCAGTGTAATTCAAATATGTTCCCTGATAGAACCTATCGGCCAATAGATCTATCAGGGGATACTCTATTACAGATTGTTGGTGTTACACTTCCGTTATGGAAGTAAGTTGATAATTAAGGTAAGCATTTGTGCTTTACCTCTTAGTTCCTCTACCTTGTTTATTGGAAGAGAGATCAAGTCATTCTTGGTCTTTTCCAATTCTTCTTCTAACTTCTGCTTGATAAAGGGTAGATCTCCGGATTTAAATCTATCTTTATCTTGCTGTTTTAAGTTATGTAGCATTTGATTTATCTTCAAATCCACTCTGAATACTCAGTGCAATGTTCTTATTGTCAGATCTATCCCTCTGTGCATCTTGCATATTTTGCTTAGCAAGTGCTGTGGTATTACGATCAACACCCTCTTTAACTTTCTGCTCAAGCTCTTGTACCTTGAGTTGCAGCTTACTAACCTCAATGCGTTCTTTCTGCTCCAACTCAGCAGCCTTAAGCTGTGCATTTCTTTGACTAGCTTGCTCTGCTTGTTGTGTCTGAAGTTGAACTTGCTGTACACCAGCAGATACTTGATCTTGTTTATTCTGTTGTTCAGCTTGCATCTGTTGTTGCTGTTGAGATTCAGCTTGTTTCTGTCGTCTCTTGAGTTCAATACGAGATGGAATAATATTAGCACCTAACCCAAGAGAAGATGTCATCTCACGAAGTATCTCAGCTACACCCTCAATACCAACTATTTGCAGATACTGCTGATTACCAAGGATCTGTAAGAACTCGTTTCTTCTCATCTCCTGAGCACCCTTCATTGTGAGTGCCTGAGATCCTCTAGCAATTACTTGAATATCACCAGAGAACTGAATGTCAGGATTAGTTATCATATTCCAATAGAACTGATACTCTACCCTAGGCCTTATCAGACCGTCATCTATGTGCCTAATAGCATCCTTGATTCCCTTACTTGCAGACTCAAGTAGCATAGATAACCCTGACGCAGTTTGAGCTGCACCACCTGTGCGTTCATTTCCATATGCATATCGAGGGATGCCAGTTGCATCGTCAGCTCTTATCTCGAACTCTTTATACACTGCAAGTAACTCAGCAGCATTAGATCCTGGTTGCCAGAACTGTACTGCTCTGCCACCAGCACCTGTAGGGTCTGTAGTTACTTGCCACATCTTAAATGGGTAGATACTCTCTAATTCCTGGTCAGCAGCTAGACGATCCACATAGACCTCTACTTGAGGCCCAGCAGCAATACCCATGTTATTACTAAGTGCTCTAGCAGTTGCATTACACATCCGCTGAATATCTCTCATCAACTCAGGGAGAGATCTACCCCAGAAAGACCCTGGAATATTCTGAAAGCACGCTTTGTAGTAAGGTCTGCGAAGAAGGGGGTCATCATTGATGACACACTTGATAACACGATCACCTACTAGGATAGCTTCTACATCAAACTCTTTGTCAGTGTCATCTCCAAGATCACTCTCAGGGATACCCCAATCTACAAGAAGTTTATATGGAGCTGTACCAAAGAAGTGAATACCATGATATACACCCTTGTTAGCCCTATAGGTATCTCCTCTGTACTCTTCTATTGACTTCTCTTCTTCAATATCAGAGTCTATAAGGTCTGAGAAAGAGTTAGATTCATTCTCTAGAATCTCTCTGATATACTCTTCTGAGTAGCTCTCTACACCTATTAGCCCATAAAGCTCTTTCCTTGAAAGTCTTATGTGCTCACAGGAGTTACCCTCGTCTATCTTAGTTGCAGATGGAGATGGGTAAAAATCAAGTGGAGATACTCTTCTATTTAAGTAGCAATAATCTTCTTTAACTACAGGTTTCCCTTGTTCCCAGACCATCTTCTTTTTCTTAGCGATGATTGGGCCTTTCATTATTGCAGCTTGGAATACACAGAAGTCTTCTATGAAATCTGAAAGAGCTTCCTCCCAATCACCCTCATACAATTGATCAGATATAACCTCTTCAAACTTCTTGACCTCTACTTCCGCTAGCTTAAATATCTCATCAGCTATAGCTTCTTCTATATCTATCTGAAGCTGATTAAGTTCTTGTACACCAGCAGTAGCACCTTCTAGGCTACCATCTCCTTTCTCTTTCAACTCTTGAGATAGAGATCCTATTCTTTCTCTGATAGTCTGAGATACCTCTTCTGGTACATCAGGTACTTTACCTGGGGATATAGACCAAGCGTTCTCTTTAGCTGGCATCAGAATATCTCTGATCCACGACATTGCTGCCCTACACTTCGTTGGTGTAAGGTTCATGTAGATCTCAGAGCCACCAGTACTTTTGATCTGAGCTAGGTCTTCAGGATCATATCGTCCATTGTAGGCTCTGAGAGATTGCAATAGTTTATCTTCTATTCCAGATGTCTGTCTTGCATCTTTATTATCCTGGAAGACCTGACGGATGAAAGAAGATAAAGAAGATTGGAGTCTCTCAGAGTCTACTTCTTGTTCTAGTAATTCTTGTTCCCTTAGAATACTTTCTTCCATAGCTACAACTTCTGATGCTGAGGCTATAAGTATTCCAGGTCTATTATTAACTGTATCCACTCGTCGTTACACTCCTCGAAAGCCTGACGGCTTAAATCGAATCTAAAAGTTTCTTTTCTAATCTTCTACTCCGTATATTAGGAGTGTCCTTACCTGAGTTCCAAAGTACAAAGTCTCTGTGCCATTTAGAATCTATTAGTTCTTTAGCAGATTCTTTTATCTTTCCTTGTTGAAAGTATCTGAGAAACTTCTTGAAACCCAATAACCTAGTTAAACCTAAGTTGAATGCTAGTTCTATTAGCACTTCTACTTGTGGCTCCGAAGGCTGATACTTCCACTCAAAGGTGAGCCAGTTGATATCTTTTGTAGCTATTGATATATCTGTCACTAGTTGTTTCAACCAGTACTCTTTCTTTTCCTTATCTGTCCAGGTAGCATTAAAAGATAGCCAATCTTGTGCTAGCATTAAATGACCATAACCACCTGTCCATTTATTCTTTGTATCTAGATAGGGGTCTTTCTTGTAGCCTTCTGATTGAATAATAGAATCTATTAGCCCCATTGTTGAACAATAGCTTTCGCTATCCCCTCAAATGTTTTACTTCTATCTCTCTTCCTAGTGTCTGAAGGTGGCATCTTCCAAATTCTTTGCTCTCTGCCTTCTACAATATTCGTAGGAGTAAGATGTGGTAGGTTGTATAAAGCGAATCCAGTTCTCTTAGTCTCACCGTGACCAAATTGCCAAGGTTGGATGTACTGAGTATTTTTAAGATACTTAAATATAACACTTACTGGGTTTTCTAAGGCTACTCTATTAGAGTATAGCTTAGATAATTCCCACAAAGAAAGTGTCCAATCTATTGCTTCTCTTCTCTTGTAGTTGAGTGGCATGTTATTCCCATACCACCTATTACCACTGACAGCCATAGCTGTGCAGTCTGGGTGAAGTATAATCAAATCCCAAGTTCTTGTTGGGATAACTCTCATTATATCTTCTTGGTAGTGCCAATCAGGGTTCCCTCTTGTTTCTTGTAAGTCGCAAGAAAAACACTCATAACCAGACTCTCTAAATTCTTTAGTTATAGTTTGGGACTCTTCACATCCAACTAGTATCATAATAAACCATAGGTGCAATTACACCCACATAAACCTCGCTTGTTTAATAGGACGAGATATTAATCTGGACTTAGTTTCAAAGATAGCATCTCCGAAGGTGAGTGCCAGCGAGTCGGCTATGTCTGGTGATTCGTAACCCATTTTCTTCAAGTCCTTCTTGGCTAATAGCTGTATCTGCATCTTGCTGTTATAAAAGTATTCCATCGAAGTTAGCTGAGATATTAAATTAGTTTCCCTATCTTTACTGTAAGTTGGAATATCAGCTCCGTTATGTAGCCAATCTTGTGCTAGCATTAAATGACCATAACCACCTGTCCATTTATTCTTTGTATCTAGATAGGGGTCTTTCTTGTAGCCTTCTGATTGAATAATAGAATCTATTAGCCCCATTTAGATAACCTCTAATCCTAGTCTTTTATAAAAGGAGACAAGATTTGTTACACTTATACTATTTTCTCTAGGTTCCGCTTGGATCTTTATAGGATCTTTTAACTTGGATGATGCTATTTCTACTAGTTCTCTTGCTTTTCCTTGTCTTCTATATTTTTGAAACACATAAAGATTATAAATTATATTTAATTCCGTATCGTAATAGCAATATCCAAAATCAGTCAGTACATAGGTTTCTTCTCTCATACCCACATAAACCTCGCTTGTTTAATAGGACGAGATATTAATCTGGACTTAGTTTCAAAGATAGCATCTCCGAAGGTGAGGGCTATAGCGTCAGCAATATCAGGAGACTCATACCCCATCTTCTTGAGGTCTTTCTTTGCCATAAGCTGTATCTGCATCTTGCTGTTATAAAAGTACTGCATGGATGTTAATTGGGATGCTAGATTAGTTTCTCTGTCTTTACTGTAGGTAGGAATATCGGCACCATTGTGGAGCCAATCTTTCATCTTGCCCCACAACTGACTACGCAAGTTACAATAAACATTAGGTTCAGTTGATTTATTAGATACAATAACTTCTGCTACTGGAAGCCTTAACTGCTTACAACGATCATAGGTTCCAGCACCTACTCCGATGGAGTCAATAAATATCTTGTGGCAATTATGTATTGCTTGATACTCTGACACCTTAGACGCCACTTCCATGGTGTCGAGTCCTTTGAAGGTTCTGAAGTCAAGTATCTTTGGTCCTTGTCGAACACAGAAACAGGTAGAGTCATCACCAAAGCGAGCGACATCAATTGAGCCGATTTTAGGAAAGTTATTGTAGCTCTGAGGGTGAATGATGTTTCTAATACACTCTTCAACCACCTCAGAGGAGATGAACTGTGCTACACCTACGCGAGGGAATTTACCTTCTACACGCATTCTGTATAAATCGCTGTCAGTGCCGTATGTTTCGGCCATTTCAGCGATCCATGTCGCATTTACATTTGGGCTATCCTTCGCAGAGAAGTGAAGTTTAGTCCACCCTTGTAGATCCCTAGAGAACACTTCATAATAGCGTCCACTCGATCTAACTGGATTACTTACAAGGATGAATCTACCACCATTACCTGTAGATAAGGTCCCTAATAAGATGTCAAAAACTTCCTCAGTAACACCAGAGGCTTCGTCAATTATCGCGCAGTACGATTCGGAGTGTCCTCCTTGAAGCGACTCTTTATTATCAACACTTGCTGTTATTAAGTTTGCTACTTGTACATACTTACTTGATCCTGTGTAGTCTATTCTCTCTCTGGTTATATTAAATAACTCTTGCAACTGAGGGATCATTCTTCTGTACATCTTAGTTACTTCGGAGTACATAACCCTTGATAATTGCTGGAAAGAAGGGGATGTGAGAAGTACTCTGCAATCGGGTAAGATGATTAGATATAATAGAGTCATCATAGCAACACAGCAGGTCTTACCTGTCCCTGTTGCAGAAGCTACTGCTACCCTACATCTAGGGTCTTCGGCAGCCCTTACAAGCTGCTTTTGCTGATCTGTTAAACGGATCGAGAATATTGATTCTATTGCTGATACATGATCTTTAGACCAAGCAAGTATCAGTTGGCTGAACTCCTCTTGAGTTAAAGATCTAGGCATTATTATATTCCTCTAAATAAGAGATAGCAGCCTCAAGTGAGTTTATATTCTCTTTAAAAGAGCCTAATGCAGAGTTACATCTGACACACAATAAACCTCTTGTCTTACCAGTACTGTGATTATGATCTATCATGTAAGATCTCTTACTATCAGGGTAGACTAAAGAGTCACCACATATTGCACAACACCCTAACTGTTTATTCATCTTGTCTTGAATTTCTTCTATAGAAGAAGAATATGCCCTGCCTATTTGCTTTTCTCTTGTTTTTAATTTTTCTTCTGGACTTTTATATTTTCTTTTCTTTTCGTTAGATAAACTGTTAGAGTTTGCTCTCCTCCAAGATTTTCTTTGTTCTCTTATTTTTTCTTTATTATCTTGGTAATATTTTTTAGCACATGCCTTGCATTCATCTCTGAATCCATCGGCTTTCGTGTAATTTCTAAAAAAGTATTCTTCAGTTGATGGTAGTTCATTTTTGCATCTACAACATATTTTTCTATCCCTCTGTACAAAGATCTCTCTATTACTTGTACAGCAACTTTTACACCAAGAGTGTAGACCATCCTTGTGTGAGATGTCTCTCCAGAAATATTCTGGTAGTGCAGGTAATTCTCTCTTGCACTTACTACAAATCTTCGTATCCAATATTAGTTCTCCGTGTCTAAACTAATCCTGTAAATAAGTTAAAACTAAGGGAAGAAAGCCAGGATTACTTTCTTATCGGGAGCTACCCTATCCCTCAATTAGTGCTATAAGTCTCTTCTTGATTCTCTTTTCTGATAGGTCTAAGTAATCTATCAAGAGCATCATCAGAGTTAATAGACTCAACCTTAATATTCTCCTCCCAGACTCCCTGGGACTTACCGAGTAACTCAATAGACTTCAGTAAGGATGGGAGAACTTTTATATCTGGGTGATTCTTTAATCTCTCCACTAGCGATAACAGCTCTGACTGAAGATTCTTTTTACCTTCTGTCATCACAGTTAGTTTTTCTTTCTGTAATTCTCTGATACAAGCAGCTACATTACTTTTTCTTTTCAGGTAGAAAGATCTTATTCTGATAGCATCTTGATAAGGACCAGGAGTATTGCTATTAAGACCAACAGCTAAACCAGAGTCAATAATACTCCTCTGTTCATCTCCATGACTAGTTACAAATTCAGCATATAAGTACTCTTGATCTGTCAGAACACTATCATTCTCTTCTGACAGAAGTGCTAAGAACTCTTCATTGATCTTATCTGACCTAATAGACTCAGTTAAGAACCTAAGCTTATCAGGACTCTTCTGAGAAGATAAGAGAGCTTTAGTTTCTATGATTGTCTGAAACTCCTTATATGTATCTCTAATAGTTTTCCTTACAGTACTAGTAGATACCTGATACTTCTCTCCGATATCTTCATCTGACAACTTGCACTGTAGGTACTCTTCTATTATCTTCCATTTCTTCTGTAGGTCTAAGGTCTGTATGGTAGATCGGGTCTTTGTTATAGTCATAAACTACTCTATTAGTAGAAAAAGAATAAAGCTTCGCAGGTTTCTACCTACTATATGC